TAGTAACCGGGGGTCCCGGGGTTATGTTATAACCCTGTGTCCCATTCAAACTCTTTCCCATCAAGCGCGCGTTTGTAGGCACGCTTGTACAGAGAATAGTTGGATGTAAGGATCCTTACCGCCTTTCTGCGTTTCATTGCCTGATTCACATCAGGGATGTTATACAGAATGGGGAACCCGCTGACCCAGCTAAGGTCATGGTTCCCGTCATCATCTAATATTATTTGAGTTAATTGATTTAATCTATCGCGGGTTTCCGCTTTTAGATCAAACCATGCTCCTAATATAGGAATGATACGAGGTATATAAGGAAGTGGAGCACCACTCGAATCTTGGAAAAGACTCTGTGACTCATCGCTGAGTTGCGCAGCCCATGTAACATGTAGGGTTGTTATCTTTTCTATATCTCGGTTTAGACTTATTGCCACTTCTTCAAGTAGAGCTCCTTTAAAAATTTCAAGAGCTTTATTTGGAAAGCAGGACAATACAGACGTGGCATGACAATATACAGTCATTGTCTTCGTCATTAGCTCCCTCATTGGGAGAGTATAAACCAATTCTAGTATATTAGCCGGCTCACGTGCCATTATTTGATATGGCCTTTTTTCTTTCTGTGAGACGTTACTACTTAGAATTTTAATGAGATTCCTAAACATGCTGGGGTCAAAATGACTAAGAAATGTATATCCCTTAGCTGACTGTGTTCTTAAGAACTCAATCATCTCTGAAGCAGTTTGTACGTTTAATAAACCTACTAAACTGAACCCTGTTATCTCCTTACCGTTTAAGAAATGACGGGAAGCAAATTCCAGGAGTTGTGTTGATACCACTGATTTAATAGTGGAGATTTCAACACCCAGTTGAGACATAATGATCTGATATTCTTTTGCAACACGCGGACAATAAATCACTAAATCATCTCCTAACAAGGAGTAATCGCTAAAAGCGCCATAACCAGCGCGCTGAGCGGCCCACCATATTACAAGATGGTGGCTTAGTGCAAATATTGCCCAACTGCTGTACGCCCCCATGGGTTGTCCCGATGCGTAATGTATCGGACTCCCTGACTCGAATTCATTCGAGTTAACATGGTTCCGATAATATATGGAACCCTGATTAGGAGCGTATGGTAGGCTAGTAAGTAGTGAAGCCCACGCAGTTGCTACGTCTGGTCCGAATAAATGGTTAAGGACCTGTTGTTGGAGCTCGATAGGAAACCTATCGGTCGCATCCTTCAAGTCGTAGCACGCAAAGAATCTGCGTCGTGGTAAGTCTTTTAAGAATAAAGATTGATCAAACGTGCAATCTTGTTTCAGTTGAGCAAGTATTTTTAAGAAATAATTGTGCAACGGAAGTAAAGCCGTTTGAGACCAATAGTCAAGTTGACAAATTAGTCTCGTCTTACATTCCTTGTCTTGGATTGCCGTAATTCTACGTAAACCCACGACTTCGGACTGTTCGACCAGCTTGGTATTCTTAAGCGTGTCCATGTATCCAATGAGTTGCGGTCCGGCGATCACTCCGATTGCCTGAACTACATTCTCAAAGGGACCACACTTCTTTTTATAAAGTGTGGCCAGCTCTTTAATAGCTGAA